GATTTGTACTCAATGCATGAGATTCTACAAAGGAATCTAAAATAGTCCGTCGAACTTCTTCTACCGTTAGTTTTCCTGTTTCTAACTGTGTTCGTACTTCACGAGTTGTTTGCAATATTTTACGAAGATCTCCTGTATGAATTTCTAATAAGACGTTTGAGAGCGAAAGAATGGTTGCATCCGTGACCGCCGCACTAAATTGAGTTCGTAAGAGTGAGGCAACATCCTCCTTTGTGGGAGCTACAACAGCAAAGGATTTACATAATTTCATAAAAGGTTGAAATTTCTTCTCCATCCATTCATTGGAAATACATATAATAGCATTCTCACCACGATACTCTTTTAATAATTTAATTAATTCAGTCATGCCTCCTTTGTCACCGACCGACATACCATCAATTTCATCCAAGACAATTCCAAGATTTCGAGGTCCTTCGGGTCGAAAAAAATCACTTACATTGCGACTGTTCAAAAGAGGTAATAGAGATTCTTCAACAGCAGCTCGATGACGATGTTGGGAGGCATTCCATTCTACCACACGATATCCAGCAGTTTCTAAGGCAGCATGAGCCAGTGTAGTTTTTCCAATGCCTGGGGCTCCGTATAAAAAGAGAGCATTGGTACGTTTTTCACGAGGAGTCTTGGCCCAGTCTACAATCTGCCCAAAGAGAGTACCATGAAGACTCATTTGTAACGTTTCTAGGAATTAAAGTTTAGATTACTCAGGACAAATAGTGGACCAGGTAAGTCCATACTCTGCAGCAGCTTGACATTGTTCGGTGGTACCCTTGCTTCGATCCACATTAAAATAATATTTGGCATTGGCTGGATCATTTAAATTATATTGTTTAGCAGGATCTGCTTTTTGCAACTTTCCGTTGGCACTTACACCAACATAATCCAGACACTGAGCCTTTCCTGTGGCAGAGCCTGGATTTGCAAGAGTTAGAAAATCTGGGCACGGTGTGGTCGAGGGAGGCCAGGTCACATTGCTAGACGGCAGTTGAAACCATTTTACATAATAGTAAAATAATGCAATCACTGCTCCCAAGAAAACAAGAACAGCTGCAATTTGGAAATTCATTTTATATAAAACATATCCAATGGCCAATGCAACCACCAATCCTAAAAACCAATAGAGATAGGCTCCATAGGATTGAACGGTTCCATAAATACCGGAGCCGGTGACGGGTGTTCCTGCGGTGGGTTTGCTACTCATTCTATAGAACAAACAGAAAATGTTAAACGATTTCTGATTGTTATAAATATTATACCGCCAAGTATTTATTATTTAGTTGATGCGAACAAGGCCACCGGATACACCGTTGACCTGCCCGACATTGACGTAGCCAACATAGTAAGAGGCATCACCGCCGCCAACACCCTGGCCCGTCTGGAGCGCACCCTGGGGAACCAGCTGCACCTTGCGAAGGATCGTAGAGACCGCACCCGCACCGACATCAGGGCTGGGGAGATAGACCAGCTTTCCCATGTCACGGAAGACGGCATTACCAGCAAGGCGGATGGTAGACTGGACGGATGGAGTTGCCGCCACTGCCCAGGGAGCCGCCGTGGAACCATCGGACAGATAGATCGTGTTGAGCATATCCTTGCCGTTTGTGAAGAGAGTGTTTGTCTGGCGAATGTAGCTATGAACCGAAGACATTTCCTTTTATGTTAGGGGGTGCGAAAATAATTTTTAAAGATCCAGGAAGATCAGAGATGGAATCAAACGGTCGCATTAGTTGGGAGGACCGAGCCTCCGCCCCAGGATCTTCCGCATTGCCTGGATTTGACTACCCGACGACCGGAGCGGCGACCGCCGGAACGGATGCCATCCGCGGCAACCTTATGGCCACCCCCCTCAATACCGCCTTTTTTTCACCGGACAATCTGCAAATTATCCAAAATCAAATCCGCTACCAAGTCTGGGAGAAAACCAAGCATACCATTGATCCCCAATCCTCGGACGATCTCCTCATCGTGATGCGATCGATGTACTACCAGTATGGTAAGAATCGTCCGGATCATATTAAAGAACAAATTGAAGAACTCAATAAGATTGTTGCAGATTGGTGCATTAGTAAAATTATTCCAGAAATTGATATGTATCTCTATTACCGAAAGGATGTAAGCAACTTACCCGTTCCCCTGGAACATCCCATGCTGCAGACCCTTGCCGGAACTCGCTCCCTTCCCTTCCCTAAATTCTTTTAAAAAATTGATATTATTCTTTACATTATATACAATATACTATAAAGATGGAAGAACTTACTGCAGCTTTCTCCCGCCTCGCAGGGGAAGGCAGTCGCAGCGAGTCCAGCGGCTCTGCCGCTGGACTCGCTGCGACTGCTGCACTGTCTGTGAAGGAGTCTGCAGCAGCAGATCCTGCCGAACCCCCTCCCATTGAAACGGATAAGTGGACTCCCTGGACCGATGCCTCCAAGGATGTCGTCTTTGAATCCACTGTCGCTGGACAAGGCGATGGAGAAAACAAGGTCGCCGCTGAACTGGGAACCTCTCCTCCCAAAGGGCAGAACTCCTCCTACGATTTGGAGGTTCCCATTGGAGATGTAACCTACCACGCCGATGTGAAAAAGCTGGATGGCAACTCCTTCAATACAGGTGTTACAGGTCGCGATGCATTGCGCCCTATCAAAGAGAAGATCACCAGCTTCCTTGGATTGCATCCAGAGGTAGAGTTGAGCCCTGATGAACTGGCCGTGAAAAGCCTTGAAATGCTCTACAAAATGTTCGCCTTTCTCCATGCCAGAAAGAAGTTCCTTCTTCCTGAAAAGACCTACCCTCTCTTCGACTGCATTACAGGAGCTCCCAAGGAGGTTTCCGCCCTGCAGCTGTACACCATCGCGACTGCCAACGGAACGGACGAGGCCACCCTTCGTACACTCCTGGAGGACTCCTTCGACGGAGTGAAAGAAGTGGCGACAAGTCTTCTTCACCCCTACATCGACAATCCCCTCCTCTTGAAAGAAGAGTTGGAGGAGCTCAAGCACATCTTCGAAGGTGAACTCCTCATCTTTGTTGATAAAGTGAAGGGATTCTACATCATGACCGATCCTGATGAAAAAGTGATCTTTCAGAGGATTACGCGAGGTCACCCTCGTTTCAAAGTCGCTCTGTAGGCATCTTCCCAGCATAATTTTTTATAGCAGGATTTGCACCAAAGTACAGTAAGAACTCTATCATGTCAACATCCCTGTACGTGTACGCATAATGCAGAAGGGTGTTCCCTCCAGCATCCAGCCCTCGGTTCAGTTCCGATGCATAAAAGTGCAGTATATTTTTTAAGGTTTGTCGAAACATCTCCCCAGAACGGTACAGATCTAATACAATCTGTGTATAGTTTTTGATGCCCTTGTACTCTGTCTTTGAATAAAACCAAAGAAGTGCATCCAAGGTCGGTCGAAGTCTCGGTCCCTCTGAGTAAAGATCCAACACAATCTGCGGAAATTCTTTGGGAGTCAACATGGTAATTATAAGATTTAAAAATAAATAATACAAGTATCAATTTTACTCAATACTTAATGTGGCCTTCGGTTTTACCGTCCGCTTCTTCTTCACAGGAACTGTGGCAGCTACTGTATAGGTTGCAGTACGTTCTTTGGAATAGGTTTCCCAAGCTGTGGAGAAGGCATCCAACTCCAACGACCAGATGGTTTCAGGGGGTGTTGCCGCCAATCGGTCACGTTCCGCTGTCATATCCGCTACCTCTTTTGCCAGTTCAGCAACCGAGGACGCCTTCAGACGATCAATGCGCATTCGCAGCAAATATTCATATCCCTTTAATTCATGGGCAATGATCTCTGCTTCGCAGAGATCTTTGCCAGTCTGACCTTTGGTCAGACGGGGGCCCTCCCCCTCAGAGAGAGGAGGAAGCTTCAATCCTTTCAGTCCTGCCAATAGATCTTCATCTGATACATTCGTGACGATCAATCGTTTTTCTACAATGGCAAGAACAAAGACATATTTTGCATTCAATTCAATCAATTGCTTTGCCATTTCTTCCAGCTGATGGGCCTTGCGACGGACATAGCCATCGAGCCTTGCTGTGTAGAACGTGTCTAGAATATCATTTACAGTTTCATACTTTTTAATCTTTCCATCTACATCAAATGCAACCATGTTAGAGGTGCTGAAGCTTGTTGTCAACTTGAAACGCTTTTCAAATTCTTCAGGATATCGCTTCGCCTCGTGGTAGCCATCTGGCTCCATGTGAAGAATAAAATCAACATCAATATCGTTGTAGGCCTCTTCAAAGGATTTGAGATGAGCCATATGTTTCTTTTCCTTATCTTCTTTCTTTGCAGCAAGTTTCTCTTCTTCCTGTTCTGTCAACATCTTTTCCAGAAATTCTTTATAGTTTTTGGTCCAACGTCCCACTGGCAATTCTTTAATCCGAATGGTATGGGCCTCTTCATCCACGAATTCATACAGTCCCTTCGTAACATAGGTATGTGCAGCTGGTTTATGAATCAATCCTTTGAAACCAAACCACCAGGGCTTGAGTTCTGGTACCGTACTCTTTGTAAGTTTGGCACGAAGAGCCTTCACAATATCCGTGGGATTGTAGGGAGGTACCTTTGTAGAATATCCTGTTCCAATTCCTACGACTCCATTTACTAGGAGCAAAGGAATAATAGGTAGATAGGTTTCTGGTTCGACCAACAACCCATCATCATCCATTCGTTTCAAGATAGGATCATCCTCCTTTTTAATAAGTGTTTTTAGGATGGGTTCCAGATAGGTATGAATGTATCTTGGCGAGGCAGCGTCATCACCACCCAGTAACCTAGATCCAAACTGACCATTCGGCACCAACAAATTAATATTGTTCGAACCTACAAAGGTTTGTGCCATGCCAATAATAGCTCCGTGAAGGGATACTTCACCGTGGTGGTAGGCCGCTGTCTCTGAAACATATCCCGCCAATTGCGCAACACGAATCTCAGATACCAAATTTCGTTTCAATGCTGACCAAAGGATCTTGCGTTGAGACGTTTTTAATCCATCCATTACATGGGGTAGGGAACGTTCACAATCTGCTACACTGAAATGAATCAGTTCTTTATCAACAAATTCACGGTAGCTAACGGATCCACCTGGAGCAACCTCCAAATGATGATCGCGGCTATATGTGGAAAGCCATTCTTTACGATCATCGGCTCGTTTCTTATTAAAGGCTAAATCAATCGCTTCATCCGTTACTTTCTCTTCCCATTTATACGAAATCGTATGCATCGTTCGAAAGTATTCACGGGCTTCTTCTGCCGTCGACGTACCCAATCCTTTGTAATATTTAGTTTTCCAACCGCGTACATCATTGGTAGCCTTCCATGCTTCATATTCACTTTCAGAATAGAAGCAAAGAGTGGTAGAACCTTTCACCGCTTTTAGTAAGGGTGTCATCATGCAACAAAGGAATCCCAGTTTTAACAGGGAGGGCCAATCGGTTTGAAATAAATTCATCAATAATCCTTTGATGTGAGAGCCATCCACATCTTGATCCGTCATAATCATGATGCGACCATAGCGAAGATCAGAAAGGCTTTTATAAACTTTTCGACTCTCTAATCCGAGAATCTTATTAATATTGGCAAGTTCTTCATTTGCAATTCGCTTTGCAGCAGGAATATCTTTTACATTCAGAATCTTTCCCTTGAGAGGAAAGACACCGTATTGTTCGCGACCAATTACTTTGAGACCACTAATGGCGGTCGTTGCGGCGGAGTCTCCTTCTGTGAGAATGAGAGTGCACTCGGCAGACCGAGCCCCACCCGCCCAAACGGCATCCTCTAATTTGGGAATACCGCGGACGCTGACACGTTTCTTGCCATCCACTCGTTTGGCATCTTTTTTGGTCTTGGCTTCCAATAGAATCCGTGCCTCCTCCAGCAACCCAATCTTTCCCAAGGTATCAATGAATTTATCAGAAATAACAGGAAGAGATCCAAATTTGGACGATGGAGTCGTCAAGGTCTCTTTGGTTTGTGTATCAAAGGAAGGATTTACAATTGTTGCATTTAGAAATAAGACAATCGATTCTTTCAGAAGTCCTGGTGTAATCTCTAGCTTCTTCTTTTTAGCATATTCACAGAAGGCCGTAAGGACTTTCTGAAGAACGTAATCCACATGTTTGCCACCCTTGCGAGTGTAAATACCATTTACAAAGCTGATGTGACGCTGGTCAGGAGGAGCCTCTCCGTGCAAATCACGGGTTAACATCGCACCAATTTCCCACCGTTCACCAGCTTGTTCATAGGCAATTCGTTTTCCATCACTTCCAGAAGAAGTTCCATCGGTATCCTTCAGATACAATTTCATGTATTTAGGAAAGGCATTT